CGAAGCCCGCAAAGTCCATCTCCAGCTTGACTATACGCTTCTTTAGATACTGGATCTCTGTGTTCACACTAACTCCTTCTTTAAATATTGGCGTAAGCAATAATTGCATTTACTGACTAGACAATCTTGTTGATTGATAAATTTCTTTTCAACCTTATGCCCAATCAGTTTGCAGAAAAGTATCACTTCTTCTTACTCCTAATAATATTAATAGCTATGGACATACCTCTGTTAAGGCCACGCTCATAATCATCTTCTGGATAGTCAATGCAACTTTCTATCTCTTTGATAATTTTATCTCTGATACTGCGTTCAATCCACTCAAACATTTTGCGCTCCAAAGATAGCCTGGTTACGAACTGACCTACCATAAGCGTCAGCGTCATTTATCTGACAAGCAGCATAGTTAGTAAAGAGTGCTGCGTGATCTGTTCCATCAGCAGTGTGCGGTCCAAATCTATTCTTAACCGCAGCAACCTTTAAAATATGATCGGCTGGATTGTATCCAAGGGTAAGTATCAGCGCCGGCAGTTGACTCACCTTGCCGTGAATAGCACGACGTGCTGGTGGGTTATGAGTAGAACCATACTCACTTTGTTCTGATACGTGGTGCAATACTAGAACACACGCTTCAGTCTTGCGAGCCATATCGTGTAGCTCCATCATAATTGCACGAAGACCAGCCCACTCATTATCCGTTTCAGATACCACGTTCATTAAGTTATCAATGATTATCAACTCTGGTGCTACGCCATATAGTTCAACATAAGCCCGAATCTCAAGTTCAAGGTCATCTATTGAAGGTGATGAATCAAAGACCCACTTAATGTTACCCAACTTAGGTAAGTGATGATTGTAATAATGAGTGTCGCTAGCCAAGTTGCTTTCAACTAATACCTGAGAATGTCCTGACAAGTGCGCTGCAGCCCTCATCATAACCGTAGTTGTATCAGTATCAGCAGAGAAGAATAACGTAGGCACATCTGCTTTGATTGCATATATCAATGCAAACATTGACTTACCAGCATTAGGTGCTGCCGCAACCATACATACTTGCCCACGTCGAAACTTAATTTGTTTATATGCTAACGCACTCCAGACATCAGGTAGCGGTGTTGCTTTGGTAAGCACACCACTCCAAGCTCTGGATAAATCAAGCAACGTCTTCTCCTCTTATTGTTATATTTCGTTGTCTTCTTACAGCTTGTCTGGCTCTAACAGTTAAGCCGCCCCAGATCCCATAATATTCATTCCTGATGCCCCATTCAGCGCATTCAATTTGGTGGGAACATTGGTAGCAGATTGATTTTGCATATTTAATATTCACCTGTGACTGAAAATCAACTTCCTTTTCAGGAAACCAGTGATCGCCACCAACCTCTGCACATAATGGAGCCTCGAACTCGTGAGGCTCTCGCATTATCTATCGAACCCACACCGCATCACACTGGTTAGGTGTGCCTTTCGGTGATGCACACATCCAGCCCTTCCAGGCTTTACCAGAAGCATTAACTCCTGAGCGTAGTGTCATTGTTCCGTGCTTACATTGTGGGTCGGCTCCTGTCGAAGCAGGAGCAGGGTTAAAAGGTGGTGTATCAACTACCGGTGTAGCGTTAAATGCTTTTGCTGCATATGCGGCATTACCACCGCTACCTAGTGCTGATGATGTTGACTTAATAAGTTCAGTTACATCTTGAAGTGTTGTTAGTTGTGCTTCAAGTTCTGCTTGTGATGTTGCGTATACATTGATAAGAGTTCCATCAGCTAACTTAAAGTTAGCCTGTAACTTTGTTGAATCGGGTGCAGCCATTTACTTTCCTCCACTTTGTTTGATAGATAAGCGATTTGATTCTGGTCCTGATTTCTTAGGAACAAAACCTAGAAGTTTCTCAACTTCCTTGTCATCAACAGTAGACCTGCCAGCAACTGTTGTCCAACTGATTTGCACTCCACTAAGAGTGCTACCTATTACTCCCTCGAAGCTGGCCTTCAAGGAATCCTTTTGTTTTTCTAGTTCTTTAATCTGTGCGTCATACTGTAAATATAACAATGCGTTCTTGTCAATATCAGGGTCCGGTATTACTACCTCACTGACTTCGATACGTTCTTTTTTTAGACCAACGCATCCCATCTCACCAGATGCGTCATAGTATTTGCAATAGAACTTACAGTAACTTTCATCCTTCTCAGGATCAGGTGGTGTAGCAGATTCTTTTACTGCTGCTAACCAACCTAATGCTTCAAGTGCCATTGCTTCATCGTAAGGTTCTGAGTGCCACTTGATATCACGTTCATCACCATCACGTGCAATTGCTACAAGGTTAACGTTCTTAACTTCATAGCCATTCTTAGATAATAGATAGCCATAGACCTGCACCTGCCAACGCTGTTGCGTTGATGGGAAGTAACTTAGGTTCTTTATCTTGCTAGTCTTCCAGTCAATTACATCACCAGATTCTGGTATGAATAAGTCAACGTGTGCTTTTATATCACCGTGTTGAACTTCAGCTTCGACTATATACTTCTCACCCTTTGGGTCAATAGCACCGATAGCTTCTTCAATGGCTGCGTGGATAGCAGTCCCCATAATTGCTGCAAGTTTTAATTCGTTGTTGTTAGTTTCTGGTTGTGCATTCAACCGATACCAAACCTTACGACGGCAACCGCCAAGTTCTGACGGTCCCACCTGTGTCTGAACTGAACGTGATCTACTTGCATCTTTTGCACGTAGAACATTTATTAATAACTCTTTTGCATCTGTCAAAATATTGTCCTCTCCTGGACTACCAACTGTAAAGGCTTGCCAGTATTCACGTCAAGGACCGACGCAATCTCAACGGCTTTTCGGGCGAGTCGCTTTGCGTCTGCTAACTCTAAGTTAGCCTGGATGTCTGAATAAAGATACCCAAGAGCAAACTGACCGCCACTACCGATAGCGTAACTTCCGACATCACTTTGGAAAAAAGAGAGGTCACAAGCAACCCGAAAGATATTGCCGTTAAAGCTAAGTAAATAATCGAAACCACCATCTGGATCCACCTTATTGAAGTCGTAGTTGTTTTCATTAAAAGCCTTGATGATACTAGGGATAACTTTCTTCCCCATAAAACTTACTGGATTCTCCCCACGATAAGCAGGTGGCTTCCAGTTGTAAGCGAGTATATCTCCTGGCCTAGTGTCACCGGATATAGCAAGTAGGAACTTACCTATCTCTACTATCTTCGGTGTGCTAAGTGCAAGAGTTACCAGATTAGATTCAGTGATCTGACTATCAGCTACTAGAACTGCGTAATCAATCCCTTCTATTCCAACAACCGTTGTAATGGGACACCTTCTTTCCTTGGGCGTGAATCATATCACGACACGCCAAGATTGGTTACTAGGCGTTGATTTACTGGAGTTTGTGTATACTACGAGCGTGAGCGAGTTTAAAGGGTTTAGGCGGCCCCTGGAGGGCCGCAAACGGGGTAACCGACAGGTTACCCTTACGCTCCGTCTACCCACCCTGTTTAAAAATAAGAGACATCTGCCTGATAAATTTGGCACGGACTTGAGGTCCTTGGGACCGATCCACGCTTGTCCTTGTGGTTCACAAGTCTTTAGCGTTATGGCTTCCTTTGAAGATTACGAACTGGTCTGGTATCACCTTGACGCTACCTGCGTCAACTGTGGCAACTTAGTAATCGTTCCGTGTCCAGTAGATAAAGAATAAAATGGCACAAAAAAAGAAGCCCACCCCGAAGGGTGGGCCATTGCCTCGCAGAAATACAGTATTACTCTTTCTTAGAACCAACTCCGTATTCGGTCTGCTTAGGATCAAGCGCCTTGAGAAGCGGTCCTGCAACTGCAGCGACGAGTGCTGTTAACAGTTTCTTAGGATCGGTTTCGCCAGCTAGATATAGAGCCAATACAGCAGCGATGCCTGCACGTAGGTATGTTCCTACTACTGACTTGATGATTGCTTTATTCATTTCTTACTCCATTTCGGTCTGCCAAACCCGACGATGTAAACACCGAGCTTGCGCTTATTGTTTGCCTTATACGCACGGATGCGTAGGGCAACTTCTCCACCATTGGCTTGTGAGCCAGTAGGTTTCTTCTCTGGACTGGTATTGCCTTCGATAGTGGTAACTGTTCCATCGCCATTATCTTTCAGGATAATACCGACGTGGTCTACCTTCTCGCCTCCAGGGAAGTCGAAGAAAACTATATCTCCAGGTTGTGGTTTTTCTGTTGCAATATTAAACCAAGTGCCTAGACCTTGAAAGCCTGCCTTACCAGCAGGTGTGTATACGCAGTTAGGAATCTTTACTTTGGCTTTTGTAGCACACCAGTTTACGAAGTAACCACACCAAGGTTGTCCGTTGTTCTTGTTATATTTAACTTTGTTACCGGCACCTTCAACGGTGCCAACTTCTGCTTCTGCTATCTCTAGGAATGTTTCTACCTGGGTCATCTGCGACCATCAATCAACATATCTATAACTTCATTAAGGCGTTGTTCAAGCCTATTGACCTGATCCTTGAGGCTTTGGCCTCCGTTCGGGCGAAGTTCATATAGGTAATGCTTAACCATCCAGCGAACAGCTCCAGCAAATGCTGTTACTAGTGCAATGATGGCTACGATAAGTGAGGCCCAGTTAGCAGGTGTCATTTTATACCGATCTGATTGTTACTAGGAGCATTCCTCCGTAGCCGGAGAAGCGCTTGTCTGAAGGGGTCTTGTTAATGAAATCCATTTCTTCGATGAGTCCGATATAAGACTCACCTGTTCTGAAGTCTTCGACTTTGATGGTATCGCCGACATTCTCTACAGTCTCTAGCTGTGACATACGGGCATAGGCAGAACCTTCGTAGCCTACTTCGTTGCCGAACTTATCCATCTCGTGGTCGTAACAGAACAATGGGTATTGGATTAAACGCTGACGTGGGATAGCAGGCAGAGCCTTGATCTGGTATCCAGTAAATAGCGGTCCTAACGCTGAGTTAGAACTAGAGCGGTTCATAGTGAACTTAAAGCCAAGGTATTGATGAGCACCAATTGGATAGTTAATATTAATCTCAGGGACAGTCTCACCTTGTGCAAATGAACCGATATCAATTTCAGTTCCATCTTCGGTAATAGAACTTATATCAAATGCACCGTTAACAGTATCAATACGTGCCTGGATTAGTTTAAAGATTTTGCTTTCAAGAGTGTTATAGCGGATATAACCTGTCTGTAGATATCCTTCTGCAATTAGTTCAGTGGCAGATTCAATATAGATAGCGCCATCTGCTCCATTGCCAGCATTACAGAATG